TGTTGCTAGTGTAGTTATTATAACTTTTTCTAAAAACAGCTTGTGTGCTTTTATATCAAAATCGTCGTCTACTGTTAGATCTGTTGATAATTTGTATATATTATTTTTATACCAAACACACTGTCCTTTATTATAAACGTTTCCTTTGGTCCATAAGAATACATATGTATCTTGGTATACTTTTTCAAGAGACAAATGTCCATCAGAAAATACCTGCTTAATCATAGGTAACTGATAGGACATTGTAGATGCAGTTTTATGATTGTCTTCGTACTCGACTTCTTTGAGTCTAATTTCTTTAAGACTTAGATCATATGTTACAACATAATCTTCAATTCGACGCTGTCCAGTGAGAAGTTCTTCTACTTCTTCAGACGGTACTGGCATAATAGCATAATCTTGGCTAAGATTATTTTTTCCGCTAATTTGATGTATTATACCACTGTCTTTATTATAGTAAATGTAAGATTCTTTATTTACACTACTTACTTGTATTTTTTTAATTAAATCTTGTAAATTAGACATTCGCCAAACTCCTATATCGTTCAAATGCAGGAGATTTTTCTAAAAAATCTTTTTCAGTATAATGTAGTATTCCAGTCTGTGCATAATTTCCAATCTTGATACTTCCATCTTTGCTAACATAGATACCCATTTGGTCCTGCCAACTTGACGGTATTTCTGACCAATCCTGGCAATGTGTCTTCATATGTGTAAAACTTGGAAACTTTACATGATTATTTGTAATTTTATCTTCGCAATCTAATATACGTGTTACAATAGAAGCACACACATCCATACTCATATGTTTAGGACGAGTACTTGGCTCTAAATGTTGTTCATAAAATGCTTGCCAATTGTTTACAACCAACTCTAACCATTGATAAAATTCCTGTGCAAACACACATTTTTTAAAATAATGAAAGCCGCTGAATAAATTGGGGAGATTATTTTTTATAAATGTTTTTCTATAATAACTAGTATTTGCAGTTTCTCCTCGATAATTTAATACACTATTAACAAAAAACATTTCATAATTAGATAAAAATTTCCACCAAATGTCAATATTTTGTAATACTAACATGTCTGTATCCATTACAATAGTTTCATCATACGGACTAGCGTGATATATTTTCCAACGATTTTCAATTTTCCATTCACTTGCATCTGCAGAGTCATTAAAGGGTATAGGAATAATCTTATCAAATAATGAAATATAATTATTAGGTACTGTGTCGTTTGTTATTAAACTAATTTTTGTATCGTTGTAGGTTTGTAAACTCATTGCTAATAAACAAGCTTGTAATACATAATCGTCATTGGTATTATTTTGTGCAAGAACTACTATGCCTTTAGACATTGGCAAACTCCTTATCAATGATTCTATTAAGACTAATCTTGTTCATTACATGAATATTTTGTCCTAAAGTTTTTATTGCAGTATACTCGCCTAAGTAACTTTTCTTCTGTACTAAGAACATCATTTTATCGTTGTTAAGTTGCCATAGGATATCTTTATCAGTGGTATACAGCATACTTCCGGGTAATTGTTGAGCAAAGTCGCCAGATTGAAATCCATTCATAATATGTATAGCAATACTAAACGCAAAATCGTTTCTAAACAAAGATGAAGTTATTTGATATACTCTTCTGTAATGATTATATTCTTGTTCAATATGCTTAATTAGGTCAAAAAATATTTTGTTAGTTTTTGTTTTTCTAAAAAAGACAACAGTTGCCCAATAAAAGTCAATACTAGTATCGCTAATTTTGTTAAATTCACTTTCATCGCGGACTTTAGCAATATCATGAGAGTTTTTATAAATTAAAAAATCAGAAGTTGATGTAAACACAGACTTTAGCAGACTATTAGAAACAATATAATCTGTATCCATTAGTAGTGTCTCGTCATATGGACTAAGGTCATACACACTAGCACGATTAGCATTTTTAAAACTGGCTGTTTTTTTAGACAGAGTGCCGTCGAAAAAATATCGACTATTGGATTCTTCTACATGTGGTAATCCAATAATTTTATCAAAGTCATCTGTGCCAAATGCTGATTCTAAATAGTCTACACTGTCAGTAGCAATTGTTACTGGTAAATCTAGGTATTGTTTTATTCGTTTGGCAAGAAATACCGACTGTTTAACATAATCGATATGTACATTATTACGTGCAATTAAAAATACGCCTTTACTCATAGTCAACTAATTTTTCTACACTTCGATTAGTTTTTAGCTTTAGGTATGCTGAGTGATAGTCGTTAGACGCTGTAGCATACTTGTTCATAATTTCACTATAAAAAGTTTCTAAATTTTCTACCATACAGGGAATGTTATTGTCATCGGTAATAACAACTTCATCCTGCTCAACAGAAACCATTGTGCTTACAAACGTAATTAATTCTCTAGTAATAGTAAATTGTGATCCGTTATAAAAATGAATCAGTGATTCTTGATAAGCTTCTGCTAACAAACGTTTTTGATTGTTAAGTGTTAGCATGTAGTTTGAAAAATCTAGTGCTTTTTCTAAACGTTCATCCATAGTTAAACTCCTAGTTTATTATTACTAGTATATATTAGTTTTTATGGTTTGTCAAGGGTGTTGTGGCTAAATTTTATCCAAGTATCCGTCTAAAAAAGTAGGCTTAGATTTTTGAACGTGTGCTTCATCTCTACAAGCAAACGTTATAATTGTATGACGAATACCGTTTTGTACTTCAAACACTCCGTGAGTGTCTTCAATTCCTGCTCTATGTATTCCACACGTTTTTGGTTTTGGTTTAAATTTTAAGTTGTGGTGTTTGTAAAATATTTCGCCGCCGTCAAAAGTATTATTTAAATACAAGACAATGCCATGTGATCGCCAAGGAGATGAATTTGGAGTTTTTCCATCTTGTTCTATATTGTCAGCATGAGGAGGATTTAAGTGGTCACCAGGAAGCCAACGAGAATACATAGGAAGCTCTAACCAAATATCATTAGTGTTTTCTATTTCTCTAATTTTATGTTGAATTTTATTAGCTATTTGTAAAAGAAGTTCAGATTCGCTCTTATGATTTTTTAAAATCATATGCATGTATATGTTGCGTTTATTCCATCGCGGTATTGAAGACGTCTGTGCTTGAAATAAATCTTCATTATTTTCTGCTAAGTCTAAAAGAGTTTTACATTCACTATTAGTAATAAAATTATCTATTATATTAGGGTATTGTATATTAGTCTCTGTCATATATTATATTTCATTATGTTACAGTAAACGTTGTGCCATCACCGCCTGCGCCTGTTTGTGCAACACCTAAAGCATATGATCCTGGTGGCAGGGCTGCTGTTATAGTGTCGTTGCCGCTACCGTCACAATTTCCTGTGCCTGAAGTTGAAACCGTACCACTCAAGGTCCACGAATAACTGGTGTTTGGTATGCCACCTGTAATAAATGCTGTAGCTTCACCTGCGCCGCCTGCAACACTTACACTAATACTATAACTTGGTGGTGGTGGAGGAGGTGGTGGAGGGGGTGGTGGAGGGGGCGGTGGAGGAGGTGGAGGTGTGGATGAAACACTTACCGAATCACTTGCTGTGCCGCCGTTGGTAGTAATTGTCGCTGACCAAGTCCCAGTTATGCCAAGTGTCGATGATATTGTGCGTGAAGCATCGTTATAAGTAGTGGTTACTCCGTCTGGTGAAGTAACGCTCACTGTTGTTGCGCCTGCGCCATTATCATTCCATGACAGCGTGTATTCGGTAGAATTAATTACACCAGTACTGGGCGAGAAACTAATCGATGGAGCACTATAACTTGGTGGTGGTGGAGGTGGCTGCGATGGTGGTGGCGGAACTCTCACTTGTAATGTGTTAGATGTTGCACTGGTTGTATCAGCAAAATCTGCTGTAATATAATAATCTATTTCAGAAGTATGTACACCAGTAACACTGAACTCACCAGCAGAATTTGTAGTGAGAGAATTTGTCCTACCATTTTCAGACCATGTAACATTGCTCGGATATAGTGTACCGTACTCTGTAGTTGTAAAGTTTGTGTTTGCAGCAGCACCAGTAACACTTATTGTATAATTTTGATTTATGTTAACTGTTGACGGAGAAATGCTCATACTCGGAGTAGGTAATACCGCAGCGCGAGCTCTTCCACTAAATGTTAATGTTGAACTGTTGCCACCGACTCCTACTGCTGCGAAAGTAACAGTTCCTACAGTGCTAGCAAAAGTAGGTGTAAAACTAACAGTGTGAGAACGAGTTTGTCCAGCACTTATTGTGCCTTGAACTGTGGCAATATTAGATACACCGTCGACATAAGCCGGCCAGCCTGTTGGCCTACTAGTTTCTTGTAAATTATATGTACCACTTCCAGAACTACACGAAACCGTTACCTGCTGTGTTACTGCTGTATTAACAGGAACATCAAAATTAACAGCACCGGGAGATATTGCTACTACAAAAGCTACCGGGGGTGGTGGTTGTTGGGCTGGCGGAGGTGGTTGAACCGGTGGTCCTGGTGGTGGAGGTGGCGCAGGAGTTTGACTAGTATCATTGATTGTTATTAAACTAGATGTAGCTACTACTGTTCCACTTGTACTTCCTGTTCTTATTTGTATTTTAAATGATTCTATGCCTTCAGTAGTTGAATCAGCAGTTAATGTTCTAGTAATTGAAGCGGTATTGCTGCTAATACTAATTGTTCCACTGTTTACACTATCAGTAAAATCTCCAGTGTTAACTGTTCCTGCTACTACCAGTGTGGACCAATACAAAGTCGTGCCCGTAGTCACGTTATTAGTATTAACAGTAAATGGAATACTGCTGCCTTCATTAACTGAAGTCACACCTACTGATACTGCATACGAAGGAACAGGTGAATTGTCTAATTCTTTTACTATAGCTCCTACTGGGTCATTTTGTATAAAAACTGTAGGATATGTTGTTCCATTAATAACAACTTCTCCGTCTGGAGTCGCTGTTTGGATTGTACTATTGAATGTACCATAAACAACTTCGTCTACTCCGTAGCTAGGATCATTTGGCTGTCCATCGGCAAATTCTACTTTAAATCTTATTTGTGAAGTTCCGTCTGTTGTTGCAGAATTTTGAGCATATATTCGATATTCATTACGTGCATATGTGGCGCCACCTGATCTAGAATAAATTAATTGATAATTACTAGTAAGATCATAGTTGCCTACACTAGACCCTGAGCCAACTGCTGGACTTGCATTATTAACAGTTTCAGTGGCTTTAAAACTAATAGTGCTCATCTCATTTAAGATATTTTGCCAGTCGACTGTTTTAGCCTGACTTCCTGTATAGTCTACTGATCCACTAAATCTAATTTGACCGCCAGCATTAAAAAAGTGTCGACGTTGTACTTCATTAGCAAAAGTCATTGTAAAAATATGACTGAGTACACCATTCCAAGCAATATTTCCAGTTGCCGAACGTGTACTATTTGCCAAAGTAGCATCTGTTAAACGCAAATTACTAGAATCTACTAAAAATTTATCAGTTGTTAAATTAGTTGCTAAAGTTTCTAAACCTGAAATATATGCTTCTTCGATTATTTCAGCTGTTGTTGGATTGTTTTCATAATCTCCAATTACAAAATCATCTATGCTTATATTTGTTGCGCCGATTTGATGTGCTCTACATCTTATAACGTCAATATATAAATCTTCGTAATTTTGCGCAGATACTTTATCTGCATCAGATGGTGTTGGAACAGTTCGTGTTCCAACTACACTATTTGTAGTAATCGATTCACCATAACCAAATGTAGGAGTAGATACATCTGACTGACTCAGTACAAGATTTACATCATTTCTAAGATCATTATATCTACTAGCTAGTATTGTTGTTGGCATTTATCAATCTCTTTTTGTTGTCTATGTATTTATTTAAAAACAAATACAACATTTTATGTTTGATTATGCTAACGTTTGGCTGTTAAAATAGGATGGAGCAGGAACTGTTACATCTCCTGATGCACGATAATGCTGTATTGCACTTTCTAATCTACCGTCAACATTATTGTCAATATTATTATCAACTACAACGTCATTGAATTCAATTCTAAAAATAATACGAGTGTCAATATCTGATCGTGCTTTAACAGTATAAATGTTGCCTGCATAAACTGCACTGTATGTTCCGCTGCCTATTTTTGTATAAATGTCTTGGAATGCACTTGTTAAATTATAGTTACCGATAGAAGTACCGCCGCCATTTGTTGATGTAGTTGTATTTGAACCAAATTTAAGTGTACCTACTTGTGAACACAGCTGATTCCAATCTAAGCCTTTTGGCGTAGATGCTGCTGTATTATTTGCGGTTATTCTAATTTCGCCGCCGGTATTAAAAAAGAATCTGCGTGAATCTGAAGAACTAAAAGTAACTTGTACTTCATGATAAATTAATCCGTTCCATGTGGTACTTCGTGTACTAGCAATTGCAGACTCGAGTGAAGCCTGTGAAGGATGCATAAGTGCTTTATCAGCTTGTACTTGGGTCATAAGATTTTCAAAGTCTGTTATTCCTTTCTTAAACCCGTCTGGATCCGTAGTGGTTACACCTGAATCATTTACAAAGTCACTAGTATCTTCAGCAACTATATTTAAATTTTGTATAACTTGTGCAACTCCGCCGTCAGTTGGACCAACTTGGTGTATTCTAGCATTAAGTATATCAGTATAGATAGCATTCATATCAGTTGCTTCAACTACATCGCCTGTGTTGTTAACTGGAATACTTGTAACTGCTTGTCCGTATCCGTTTTGACCAGAGCCGTTACCTAGTATTAAAGAAATACTAGATTGTAAGTTATTAATTCTTGCCGCTGTAATATCTGCCATGAGGGTTCCTTATACCTTTAGTACACATTCTATTAATTTTTCGCCCTCATCACTGTTACTTTCAAGTGCAATGCCTACCAATGCTGTTGAAGCAATAGTTGTACTTACGCCATCTTCCCATGCATATACTGCTTGACCTTTTGAAACTGGACCTTTTACTCTTACTGGTAAACGTCCTTTAAGACCAATGTATTGACCTTCTGCTTCGCTGTTCATCATATATGCTGGATCAGTTGAAACAACACCAATACTGTAATCACTTGCTCTTGCTGGACGAACTTCTGCTTCGCCGCCAACTGCAACTGCTGTGCCTGCTGGTAATTCTTCTGCTGTTGTGTATTTTTCTGCTAAGTCAGCATAACGTGCTTGTGTTGCAGTACCTTGGAAGAGGTTTGCAGCAATGTTACCTGTTGCATCTCTAACTGCTACAGTATTATTAGTTGCACTCGAACTAGCTGAACGGAAGTCACTACCAACTCTTAGTGTTGCTGATTTAGATGCTTCGCCTGTAAAGTTTGCTGCATATACATTTGACCAGCCTAAACTTGCTGATCCTAATGTAAATGTGTTGTCTGTTGCAGGAACAACACCTGTTGCGGTAACTGTGCCTACGTGTGTAAGTACCCCGGCTCCGCTAGTAACTTTTAATTTAATAGTACCATTGTTGGTAATATTTTGTATTACACCATCAAATCCGTTATCATCAATTTTAAATTGGAAATCTTGTGAGTCGCCAACTAAAATACCAGAATCAGGTGTTTCAACTGCACTTGCAAATACTGTGTTACCAGCTCCTGTTTGCACATAATTAGCAGCAGAAATGCCACCAAGTTTTTCTGCGTTTGTAGCTGTACCGTGAAATCTATCAGCTTCGCTAGTAACACCAGCTGTTGCTAGTTTAGTATTTCTTAGTGTAATACCTTTAACAATTCTATCAAACCCTTGGGCTTTTAATGCTGTTTGGCTTGCATTTAAATCAAACTGTGTTGGGCTTATAACATAAATTGTTTCATCTTCAATTACAGCAGCAATTATACCTCTCGTAGCACTTGTAGTATCAAGAACTTCTAGGCTTTGCATTTGGGTTACACCTTCGCCTGCGTTCTGTGGTCCTATAAGTACAAAATTTGTGCCGTTGTACACATACAATTGGTCATTACCAGTGTCCCACCAAAAATCGCCATTTGCTAATCCTGTAGGTTGAGTTGATCCAACTTCAGCGCCGCCTGTTGTACGCCATTGTGTTCCGTCATAAAATTTTAGTTTGCTTGTGCCGCTATCGAACCAAACTTGACCACTGATTGGTCTGCTTGGTTGATTTGCTCCGCTAAAGTTTTCTAACAAAAACAAAAAGTTTTCGTTTTGTATTTCGCCGTATCCAGCGTAATTTTTACCAATAAATTTAAGATCAGTTGTTTGATCAACTGTGCCATCTTCAACTGTTGTTAACAGTGTGTTATTGTATCTGTCTATTGCATATGCCATTTATGTAACCCCTAGTGCTATTATATTATTTATCGTTTTTATGGATACGCAGTTGTTGACTGGTGTGTCCAAGTTGTTCCGGTTGATTGATATCTCATCAGTGTTCTTGTTGGTGTTAGAATAACACTACCACTAGCGCCGCCTGCATCAAATGCAATATCTTGTACTACTGATTCGTTTTGTGTTCCATTACTATCAACAGATATGTAACTTACATTTTTTGCACTTTCAACATCAACGCCTTGAACTGTTGCTCCTGCATATGATGTTGTGTGTATACGTGCAATTTTATTAGAATTTAATGTAGCAGCAGGATATAAATCATTTAAATATGCTGCTACTGCGTTTTGTAATGTCGATCCTGTGCCCAATCCTGTAATATCCAGACTGAATACTACCGGATCTGTAGCTATTTCTTGATCTACGTATGCCTTTGTTGTAACTGTACTGTCTGTCGATTCTGTTACTGCTAACCTTGTCGCTTCTCTTGAACTGATTGCTTTACCTACACCGGTAATTTTTTGTGAATCAGTAACATTAATATCATTTCCTGCTGTAATTGCAATACCGTTAGTAGATATTATTGCCATATCATTAGTTGAACTAATGGTTTTGCCATTAATATTAATCTCATCTACTTGTAATATAGTTAGTGTACCAATTTGATCTAAATCAAGTGCTTTAGTTACATTGGTTAAACTATCGTTAGTAAGTTTGTCAACTCCGCCAATTTTATAACTTGTACCACTGTTGAGTAGATCAAAGTTTACATTTGAAGTAAACGCATTGGTTGCATTTTTCCAAAGTATATCTTTACTGCCTTGACTACTATTAACACTAATACCAGACTCATCTGCTTGTGCATTAGTAAGTTCTGTACTATCATTTAGTACACCTATTTCAATAATCTTATCTTCTACTCTAAGTGTTTGAACATCAAGTGCAACTCTAGATCCTTCAACAACTAGGTCGCCTGTTACTCTTAAATCTCCTTCAACATCTAGTGTATAAGCAGGTAATCTGTTTGTTGTAAATATACCAACTCGTGCTGTACTTGCATCTACATAAATTGCATCTACAGAAATTGCACCAAAGGTACTTGATTTAACACGCAAACTTAAATCGTGATCGGTAAGTTGATTCTCAATATAAAATCTAGGCCCAACAACTTTTTGTACGTTGTTTTGTGATAGACCAATTGTCAAACCGCCTGAGTTTTGAATTGTTAGTGTACCAGTTGTAATACCATTTGCTGTCGATGGAAGGAAACTGTCAGCTGTTCTAACAATGCCGCCTTCTGTAACAAGTGCGTTAGCAGAATCTGCAATGCCTCTATATTTAAAATTATCAGTATCGACAATGTTGTAGCCTATTTTAATAATACCATCTGGATTATCTGCTGTAACTAACCCTAACACTCTTTGTGCATATTGAGGAGTAAATTCAATGCTACTAATTACTGCTGAAAGTGTTCCTCCTACGTATAAATTTACAACTGTACGTGATCTACTTTGAGAATCAAGTATGCTACCTATTTCAAATCCACTTTTACCCTGCGACTCTGTATATTGTGGACCCATTAGCATTAAATCGGTGCCGTCGAATGCATATACTTGATTGTTTAAGTTATCAATCCATAAGTCTCCTGCAACCATTTGCGGACGAGTATTTTGTACAATTGGTCCACCACTTGATTTCCAGACTGTGCCGTCATATACTTTTAAACGCTGATCTGTACTATCCCACCATATCTGTCCTGTTAACGGATTGCTAGGAGCAGCAGTGTTGCTAAAATTTTCAAGTAGTTTAATAAAATTTTCATTAAATGCTTCGCCGTAACCAGTATAGTTTCTGCCAACTAATGTAAGATTGGTACTAGCTGTATCAATTTGACCATCAATTAAGTCCAGTAGCAGTGTGCCGTCTGTTTTGTTTAGTTGGTAACTCATGTTATTCTCCAGTATAGATAATATAATTGACTGCTAAGTAAGGATTCATAACATCTATCGGTGTTCCTAGGGCAGATTCAGTTTTAATCCCGCCGCTTGCCGCAATACCTTGTGTTCCACCTAATCCAGGCTCAATTGGAAGTTCAATAGCGTTGTCGTCTACTGGTTCTCCGGCACCTACTCTAATACCATAAAACTGAGTTCCGCTTTCGCCTTCTAAATCATGTTCGTGTTCTGGTAAGTTGTTAGTGTTAATTGTTTTCGATTCAGCACCAGCATTTCCGCCGATTGCATCAGCTGCAATATCAGTTACACGGTTAGCGCCTGGGCCTCCCATATTGTCTAAGCCTAGTGCAAATCTACCCCTAAAATCAGGCAATGTAAACTTGTTTACACCATTGTCGCTTACTAGACTAGCATCTTTAAAATTATGTTGTATAGCAATCCATAATTCGTTGTAATCAGACTTGTTAATTTCACTACCGTCACATAACAGCCATCCAGTTGGTGCGTCAACTCCACCAAATGGCATCATTGCGCCAGCTGGTACTAGAGGAATTGTTTTTAAGAAGTTGCGTTTTGTAATTCTGCGAACTCCTGTTACACCTGTAGTTACATTTAACAGTAGTTCGTCGGCATTGCCTGCGTCATAAGTAACATCTTTATTGCTTATAAAGCTATCAGCAATACTAACTGCAAATGTTTTTGTGCTTCCGCCTGTTTGTCCGTCAAATTCAAAACTGTTTGGTTCAACATCACCACTTAGTGCAAAAGTAGTTGCACTAGCTAATCTATCAGCACTGCCTGCTCTGCCACTTACTGTACCACTTACGTTACCTTGAATGTTACCAAAAAATGTTGTAGCATGTATTTGATCATATTTGTTAATTGAAGTACCAATATTTCGTACACTATTGCTGTCAGGTGCAATATTTCCTGATATTAGGATACCTCCTACATCAACATCGCCGCCAATGTAAGCATTTTGTGCAATACCTACACCGCCAGCTGTAGTAAGACTGCCTGTGCCAATTGATGTAGAATTTTCTGTGCTTGTAATATTAACTACGCCAGTTTCTGCTTCACCCGTTTTAGGTGATATTTTAAGATTGCCTTTAATATCAACTGTTTCTTCTGGAGCACTATTATTAAATCCTGTATTACCATCACTATTAATACTTACTACCGTTGGTGTTAAATTTCCGTTGCGCATTCTAACGTCAATACTTGAACCACTAGTGTTATGCTGTATAACTCCAGTTTCACCGTCAATACCTAAACTTAATTGGCCGCCAGTTCCAACTTTAACTCCATCATTACTTTTAACACTAAGTTGAAAATCTGTACTACTTGCTGCATTTCCTCTTAGGAAGTTACTTG